AAATGAACTGTTGAATAAGCATACTGAACTGACTTATCCATGTCATTAGTGAACTTTACTAAGTGCCTTATTTTGTCTGAACCTACTGAAGTGTCTATACGATTATCTTCAGTTTGTAAATAAGTTGTTAGGTTAGTTTCAGTAATTGCTTGTATCATATATTATATAATAGAAAAAGTCATTATTTATTTGGTATATAAAAGAAAAGAGTGGTATTAAACCACTCTAATCAAGAAATATATGAAAACTACTAATTAAGATGTTACAATAGTACCCATTGTAAATGCTCCATTATCAAAAGGATTAGTTGTATAATCAGCAACAACTGGCATAGGCTCTTGCTCCATACCATCAAAGGTCAGAGTATAACCGTTTTTATCACCCCATGCTGCTCCTGAGTCAATACTTCCTGCATTTAATTCCATTCCATTAACAACCCCCATTCCTAAGATAATGTCATGCCCATTAGCTAATTGTTGATTTAACTGAGCAAAAACAACTACTTTAGTTGCTCCTAAGAGTTTAATTTGATTTTGGTCTTCTTTTGATATTCTGTTAAATAATACTTGTGCTGTTGGTGTGTAGTAAATAGTACCGTTCTCACGGCTACCTACAATAGTATCTGTAACACTAGCTACACCCATTGGCATTGTATATCTATAAAGAGTATTAGAACCCATTTCAATATCAGTAATTTCTCCACTACTTACAACAATTCCTGTTGTTTCAATAGGTGAGTCAAACTGGTCAAGCACGCCAAAGTAGATGTATTTAACACCCCCACTTATTCGGTTACAGTCAACTCCTCTACCTTTTGTTAAACTTGTACAAGCCATATTTTTATTGTTTTAAAGGTTAAAAAGAGGGGGTTTTTACGCCCCCTACTTTGTGTTATTACGATTGTCTTACGATATCAGCACCAGTTCCTGACTGAACACCTGCTGAATAACGAGCAACTAATCTCATGTTGTCAGAACCATCAAGCTGTGCCATATCCATCAAAGTAATTCTAGTTGCATCTGATAACAAGTCAGTTCCAAAGAAGAGGTTTGATTTTTGTGCAATTACTATTTCATTTGTAGTCATACCGTTACATACAGCAATTTTGTAGCCTTCAAACATTGGCTTATAATCACCATTCATGTTGTAAGCATTAACATATCCCAAAGTAGATACTGCTGAAATATATGCCTGGTATGTTGTTTGATTCATGTATATATGTAAATCTTCTTTACCTAATACATTAGCTGGTATAGCTTGAACTGCCCCTTGTAAGTTTGCAATAATGTTACCTGGTACATATGCCCCTGTTGCTGCATCTTGAACAACTGTTGCATCAACTGCTGGTAATAATAAACCAGTTACAGCACCATTAAACCCATTGAATTTCCCTGCAACAGCAGTACCGTCCCATATTGAATTTTCAGTTGCTTCTGCAATGATTTCTCCCATGTAAGATATTACATAGTCATCAAAAGATGCTGGAGGAGGCGCACCTGCACCTGCTCTCATTTGTAAAGCTTCCCATGAGTCTAGTAAAGTTTTTTTACAAAGGTCTAGATTCACTTGAAGATTTTTAGGTTCTAAAACCTTTTCTGTTAAAGCAAGAGTACCTGCTGAATTAAAATCACAAGTTGCATCAGCTACTGCTGAAACAGTGTTATTCATAGCCTGTATATTACTTTTAAATTTGATATTTTCTATCATTGTTAGATAATCTAACGAGTTTGATGCTTTTAAAGCTGCACTGATGTAAAAACCAGCCGCCTTACCCGCAAAGTTTGATGTTGTAGTAAACGCCATTTTTTTTTATTTATTTGTTATTATTATTTGTTTAAATTGTATAAGAACTTCTCCTGATTTGTCATTCTTCTAAAGTCTTGTGCTGTAGGAGTTGGTCTTTCTGAACTAAATTTATTTGTGTTAATTGGTGCATCAGCAGGACTAGCTGCCAATTCCGTTTTAAGTTTTTCATTCTCAGCTTTTAGTTTTTCTAACTCTTCTTCTGCTGAAAACTCAACTACTTCAGTAGTTTTAATTGTCTTAGGTTTATCAGATACTTCTTCAGTAGTTTCTTCTGCCATTTCTACATCTTCTGTATCACCTTCCCCTATTCTAGATTTCAAATCAGCAACAGCGTCCATTAAGTTATCAACTTTATCCTTCATTTCTTCATAAGACTTTGCCCAGTCAGCTTTTTCTGCTTCTGATTCTGGAAACTTAAATTCAACAGCTTCTGCCATTTCGCTGTATTCTTTTTCTTCTTTTGCATCTATTTCTTCTTCAGTATCAACTTCTTCAGTTTCAGACTCAATAACCTCAGCTACTATACCTTCTTCTTCTACTCTAAAAGATACACCAGTGTCAGTTTTGTAAGTTCCAACAGGAAGTAAGATTGTAGTGCCATCTTCTGTTAATACAGAGATGTCCACGCCTGATTCTAACTCCTCAGCAGTAGATACATAGATTGTACCATCTTCTCCTTTTGCCTGCCAAGCTAATTTGATTTCTTCTTCAGCTTTATTTAAGCCAAGTGCTACTAATATTTGTTCTTTAATGTCCATAGTTTCTTTTTTAATATAATAGAATTATTTTAATTTTGTTTGATTTTCCCGTATTATTTCATTTAAAGCTGATAGTATCTCTTCATCAGTTGGTTGTCTTTCTGACATCTTTTCCATCTTATCTGTAAAGTAACCTTCAATAGATAGCCCCTTAAGTTCTCCTGCTTTTACCTTTTGCCATAAATCATCATTGTTAATTTTCATAGATACCATCCAAGTTCCTTTTGGAAGATTATACCCATAGAGTCTTGATTTATCCATTTTAGTGTCTTCAATTATCCAACTTTCAGTTGTTAAGACACCTGACACTCTATCTTGGTGTTCGTATGTTGCTTTATGGTGATTGTTATGTTTTAAATACAACTCACTAGATTTACGAACTGTTGCAGGACTAAAGTAAACATAATACTCTTTATCTGTATTTGGGTCGTATCGAAATATCTGCTTATTAGGTATTAATGCAGGACTAACTAGCATTCTTTTTTCTTCATCTACTTTAGCAAAAGTTAAGTTATTCTTTTCTTTGCCAAAGTAAACAAAGTCTTGCTCAATAGCAGGACTAGATACTAAACTAATTGCATCAATAGCAAGTTCTTGGCTATCATCATCAATGACCAATTCTACAATAGATGTAGTCTTTTCGTAATAGTCTTTATTAGCGGCTTCACATTGAGCTATAGTATCGTACTCACAGCTTCCTGTTTTCCCCCATTTGTATTTTCCGTTTTCACATTCTTCGCATGGCATATTATATAATAGATTTAATTAATATTTATTTGATTTTTAAATTGTAGCTCTTCTTCTAATATTAGCTAATTGATTTTGACTGTTGGTCATTTCATCTGTTACTACAAATGCTCTCATAGCTTCAGGTGCTTGACCGCCACTTAATTGGAATGCTCCTGACATCATTTGAGGTGCTGGTGCTTGTGAAGTTAAAGCACCTCTACCGCCTCCACCTCCGCCTCCACTAGCATCAGGTTTTGTTCCACTTAATATCTTTTGAATTTGTATTGCAGAAAATGCACCTGCAAGACCTGCTTGTATAAATGGATATGCAGGCATAAGAGTTGTTATTGGAGATTTCTGTGCGGTTGTAAAAGCATTTTGTACACCCTCTACTCCTGATATAGTTGCTGAAGCTACTGCTGCTGCTTTACCTATTGTAGAGCCTTCTTTTGCAACCATTTGAATTAATGCTAACGCATCTAATGCTATTCCCTTTTCAGCATCTGCTAATAGTTTTGCATCTCTTTTCTTCATTTTATTATTAGCTAAATAGTTTTCTAAGACTTTATTATTAGCTTGAATAATGCCTTGAGCTTCAGTTTCAGCTAATGCAGGCATTCTAGTCATTATTATTTCTTCTTCTTTTCTTAATGCTAGAGCCTCCGCTTTTATTGCATTTATCTTATTATTAAGCTCAATTTGTTTAGTAGTAGATTCTGCTTTTATATTTGCTAAATCGATTTCTTTTTGAGCTAATGCATCTAAATCAGCATCCATACTTTGATTAATAGCATTTTGTTCCTTCTGTATTCTAACCGCTTCCTCTGCATTTGCTACCCTTGCTGACAATAATTTGTTTTCAATAGCAAAAGCGTCTTGAGCAGCTTTAAGTCTTACTTGTTCTGACTTTGTAACATCTTCTGCAATTAATTTTAAGGCTTCTATTTCAGCTCTTCTTTGTGCTGTTTCAACATTTAAATCTCTTTGACTATCTCTTAAATCTTGAAAAGCTTGTTTTAATGCTATTGCTTGTCTAGTGTCTTTTGCTATTTCTTCACCAATTCCAGTAAAAGCACCTTTTACATCTTGTAAAGCACCTTTTGCGTCTCCCTGAAAAAGTTTTACAATAGCACCCCCAAACTTAGATACCCTATCTACAATAACACTTACAGCAGCACCAAGACCTTCAAAAGCTACTTCTAATAATTCTGCTCCTTTTTTAGTTCTTGTAAAAAATGTAGCTAGTGAACCAATAGCTATAACTAAAGCACCTATTCCAGTAGACATAATACCCGCTTTCATAGTTGCAAATGATGCCTTAGCAGTTTTGCCTATTGATACTAACCCAGCTTTTACTGAGTTTAAAGAAACCCCCATTATTCTAAACTCACCTGCTGCTGATGCTGCGTCTT